GGAATGGGGGTGCGCGGAAATGAAATATCTGCACACAACCACTCCCTCAAAAATGTGTTGCGGGCACTGTTGGAAAGGCGGTTTCTTGTCAAGAGCAAGGACGGTTCTTCACTGGTCCCCCCTCCACGGCCTACTAAAGGAGTAGTGCGAAAAAGGCTGGCGGAAGTCAAACGTAGCATAATTGCCATGATCCCAAAGCCGACTAGGATGACGATGTCTGAATTCATAGACACACGCCCTAGTCGATTACGGAAAAGGTATACAGATGCGATGTCAAGTTACATCAAGTTTGGCTTGTCGGAAGTGCAAGCGTGGATAAACCATTTCATCAAGTTTGAAAAGGTAAATCTGACCAAGAAGTCGGATCCTGTCCCGCGAAACATACAACCCAGGAGCCCCGAGTATAATCTACGTCTCGGGATGTTTTTATCCCCGATTGAAGGATTCGGTGGCTCCCATCCAATGTATGATGCATTAGCCAGCCTATTTGGTGGACCAACCGTAATGAAAGGAATGAATGCGGAACAGGTCGCAACCAACATTGTCGATGCCTCACAAATGGTCTCAGATCGATCCCAGCATCAAGAGCAGGGACTCGTTTGGATCGGTTGTGATGCCTCCAGATTTGATCAACATGTCAGCAAGGACATGCTTAAATGGGAGCATTCGATTTATCTAGAGTTGTATTTGAATCACCCTGAACTCAGTGAGTTAAGGTGGTTGTTGAAACAGCAGCTCAAGACGAAGGCAACGACATACACACAAGATGAAGAAGGTGTGCAATACAAGGTTTCTTATCAGGATGAAGGCCAGAGAAGTAGTGGTGACATGAACACTGGCCTGGGAAACTGTATAATAATGTGCGCGATGTTATATACCTACCTCAAGATGGTGGGCATTACGAACGTGCGTGTTATCAACAATGGTGATGATGCAGTAATCATAATGACTGGAAGTGATTACGCAAGTTTTTGCCAGGAGTCCTTTAAAGATTGGTTCCTAGAAATGGGATTTACCATGACTATGGAGGACCCTGTGTATGAACTCGAGCAACTTGAGTTCTGCCAATCACATCCTGTGAAGACGCCTGATGGTTGGATCATGGTGCCAAACATAGACAATCTCAATAAGTTTGGCGTGGCGCTCGTGGATAAGAGTAAGATAGACGACTGGATTAGGGAAGTTGGTGTTGCTGGTAGGCTATGGCTTGCAGGAATACCAATCTGGTACCAATACTTTTGTCAGTATCCACATGATGGGAAGGAATCCTCAAGACCTGCCCTAACTGAGCAAAACGCCTGGTCTTTGTATTGGAATTCCCTGGGC